CCGTCACGGGAGCGATAACCGTTGATTGGATAATAGCATGGCACATTTTTGTCCTTTCGTTTGTTTTTTATGGGGCTAAAGGCACCTTACCGAGTACCCCCCCACCTATACTATCTGTAATCCACGCTCTTTGTACGGGGGGGACTCACGTTAATATCTTGGTAGCCGGAAAAACACCCGCCCCTTCCCCCCCAGGGGGAACCCAGCAATCCAAGAGGACGCGAGGCCGCGAAGTCGAAACATCGCGACGTCCGCATGTTATTATAGGCGTATTCCGCCACGATTCACCATGGAGACTGCATTTTTACGTTTTATGTTCATTGCTCCACTGGTGAATCTGCGTTTACTTTTTTTGTAATTTGTGCGTTGTCGCTTCATCTTCTTTTTCTCCTTTGTTGCTGCGTTGATTTATGAGTATCTTTTTGTTTCCAACCACCTTTTGAGTCTTCTTCGAGCGTAGATTCGAAGGATTCCATCGGTTTATTGCTGTTGAAGTTTACCATGGATCTTCCCTGCTGTATGTATTCCATCACTTTATCCATGATTGTAAGTGCCGTTCCGAACTTTCCCTGATATAATTGACCGCCTTTCTCTGCTTTCGGAAGCCTTGCCGCCTCAAGCTTTGTTTCAGTGTTTATTTTTGATTTATGTGCAGAAGTCAATCCGGTTTCTGCTATCATTTTGTCAATCTCCGCATCCAGTACCTCTAGTTGACGCGCATTAAGTTCTGTTTGCGAGATTTCTTTTGCCGCTTGCGCGGAATTTAGAGCCTGTTGACCAATCATTGTTTTTATTTCCTGATTTTGCTTATTTATCAATGATTTGTTAACGACAGCCTGATTACGGCTGTCTGCTCTATGCTGCATTTTTTCCGTTAAACCGGATACCGGATTTTCTGCACGAGACATTGCTCCAATCGGAGATGATGCACCTGCATGATTCGCTGATAATATCGGATTCAGCCCCGCTTTCTTTAAATCTTCTGCTTCGCGCTGATGCGCAGTATTAGACATCCTTTCTTGGAATTTCTCCTGTTTATTTGCCTGAAATGCATTAAATGCACCTGATACAAGAGAACCCGCAGTCTCTCCAATTACACCACCCCAGAAACCCATTTTTGAGCCTTTCTTTAAAAGTGGTCAATGAGCCCAGGTACACTATACAAGGGCATTGGTCTTTCTTTAGTAATCGAGAAGTATACATCGAGCAGTATTTGCGGCTGAGCCGGTACCGCTATACATCTGTCAAGTGGTCCGCCGACGTCCCCGGTCGGGTCCTGAATGAACGTTGAATTAAGTGCCGGGAGAGATCCGAAGTTCTGGCTTAAATGCCATGACGCGAGAGTTCCGGTTGCGTTGCTACGCATTAAACCAGTGATTTTTGATGGATAGTATCTGTATTCAGCCCATCTTTCTTGATACCCGAATACTTCATTATCTGCTGATGTTCCCTGAGCATAGATTTCCTTATTCAGGATTTCTTGTTCTCCGAGATTTGCCAGTACCGGCATATAGAAATCATACCTTGTTCTTCTTGAAAACATTCGGGGAATACCCTGTTGATATGTAAGATCTGCTCTTATGGACACAAGACCTATTACCACACAATGTTCTACAAATGATTTGTAGAATCCTTTTCCGGATCCATTGAGAACTCCATAAGCAGCAAGGTTACCTTGTGGTGTTGTCGCATCCGTACTTGAAGTCTGTTGAACGGGGTTTATGTTTATCATAAACGAACCCCCCCCTAAGTATTCCGGCCTCTGAGCCCGGAAGTCAGGACATACGACACCATAATGACTTTTTATCATTTCCACGTATCGAGTTCCGCCTCTTGCATCTCTCTCAATTAATCTCTGCAGCTGAAATGCTTCTCTAAGTGCATTTATCGTTGACGCTGTTGCTGCTGATAGATCTGCTATCATTCCGGATTCGCCTGATCTTACCACACCTAACGCCACACCAGTAGATGTTCCTGATGGTACTGTTGATCCTGCACCTACTGCTACATTATACATACCCTGAGAATTTTGATGAGGATTTGGAGGAGTTGCCGAACGATATATACCTACGCTCACCGCTCCATCTGTTAATCCTAGTGATTGTCCATTGCCCCATACCGGGGCAGTATCCCCAAGTGGAATTTCTATTGCATCCCCTTTTTGTGGCCATGGTAATGCACTTGTAAAGTAGTCATGCCTTTTGCCTCTTTTGAGGAGTACATAATCTGCATTACTATCCGGCCCATCGTCTTTATCAACGACTACGGAATCCTGCAGGTTTTGATCACGATACCACTCATTCCAAATCAAATTGTAAGCTCTATGCCAATAACTGGCAACTGATAATCCTGCAACTTTTGTCGGAAGACCGAAATAATCGGATAGTGAATGTTCCAGCCATCCGCCGGCAGGAGAAACTATTTGCGGCGTGAGAAAATCAATTGAGTCATCCGGATCTTTTCTCTCTCCTTGCAGCTTTACCCAGTTGTCTTGCAGTAATCTTATCGGAACTGCAAAGAATTGAGTATCGCAATGTAGATTGTCCATTATGGGGTGTATTGGAGTAGCAAGCCTACCGAATAAATTTGCATTAAGGCTGAACGTATCCCCGGGTATAGCCTCGTCCACATAGAATGGTACGAGATATCCTGCATCTAACGTTGTTTTGTAACCATGATCGGATTGAAATTTCGATCGCTGAATTTGTGCTGATGGCACTCCTGAAAACTGATGGTTCATAACAGATTTCATGTTAAATCTCCTATTTGAGTATACTATTTAGGTGACACCAAAACTACTATTTTTTTACCTTTTTGACACCTTTCGGTGTCAGTTGGCACACTTACATCAAGTGCAAGAAGTGTGCCAAGGTTATTTTTTGCCTTTTTTAGGCTCTTCCGAGCCGTTTTTGGCGTCTATTGCAGCCGCTCCCTGCTCTGCTATCTGCTGCAGGTATTTTGTAGCCTGATCGGGCTCAGGTTGTTTAATTATTTCCAGAAGACCGAGCTTTATCGCCTCTTCATGATTTTGCGGATCTTCCATGAATTTTAATAGCTACAACGGATCATTCCTGAACCTTTCCCTTATCCGGGAATCCAATGCCTCGAATTGCATTCGAGCATTTATAATCTGATTCTGCATTTCTTGGAAATCCTGAGCTTTTGTGAAGTCTCCAAACATCGGAGTTTCATTATTGATAGGGATTGCTTGTCTCTTTCTTGCTTTCGCTACAATTGTGTTGATATTGCATTCTTTTGCGAATGACTGTTTTACCCTGCTGGGTTCATCGTTATACGATGGTATTTCTGTATGTTCTCCATAAGCTGTTTTGAAATTAATTGACATTTGTTTTCTCCTTTTTTATCATTTGTTTTGCTTCGCATCCGCCTACTATGAATATCGGATTCGGTTCTACTTTTATCGGATTTTTAGATGATTCATGCCAGTTTACCTCATCCACATCGAATTCCCCGAGCATATACATTGAATATTCATCGGGGAATAGCGATAGTTGTACGTTGTTGTCGTTTAATAACTGAGCAAACGACCTTGACGCTTGAACTGAATTTTTAGCGAAAAACGGCTGGTTGAATTCGCCTGATTTTTCGTCTTTTATCGAGAATATGAACATATTCTATTACCTGTCTATAGTTTCAATATGTTTTTATCGTCTGTCGGCTTGCCGACAACTTTTCCTGTTAACGGGCATTTTTTGTCCGACAACTTTTGCTTTAATTGAAAATACATATCAAACATCTCTTCGCAGTGCTCTCTGCTTCCGCAGTTTTGGCAGGCTTCCGCCTTATCCCTGCACCATTTATGCAAATGGAGCATTCCACTATGCAGAGGTTTCTTTCTTTCTGCGAATAGTTCAGCCATAGTTTTTAAACTCCTCTACTGTTTGAAAGTCTTTTTCCGTCATTAACGTTCTTTTTAGAACCTTGATTTTAGCCTTTTGAATTTCTTCTTTGACAAGAAGCCTGTCGAATGTGTTGTCATCCGCTCGCCTTTTTGCTTCAATGTTCCTTTCTGTTTTGATTTTTTTGAACTCTTCCGGATTAATTCGATCATAGATTTTATCGTAGTATCGAGGCGGTTTACATATGATATCATCCCTAACAACAACACTATCAGAAGGATAAACATCTGATTTGAATTTATCCATCCATTTTCCGCCAATACCCGGACGATTTGACATAGTGCAGTATTCAGGAAGTTTTCCATTGTATGCGCTCGCTTTCTTACCAGTCAGTTTTTTAACCACGTATCTCGCCGCATACGCCGCTGATTCAAATGTGACCTCTCCAACTGTAGAGTAACCAAACGACACACCTGTCTCAGGATCTTTCCACAAATCCATAAGCTCAGAAGACACATATAGCTTGATACCCGATTCTTCTTTGTAAAGAAGTTTGTCTTTGAAGTCATGGTTAAATATGCATGCATGATGGTGAGGTCGACTAAAGAGCTCTCCATACTCTCCGCAATGGAAAAATCGTATACCTTTACCATACTTTTTCCTCATCCTTTTCATAAAGAGAACGAAGTCTCTTTTGTTAAGTGATTTGTTTTTGTCAATCCAGATATCGTTGTACGTGAGAGTTATAAAGCAGTTATTTTCGTATAACGATGCTTCGTTGACACATCTAGTTGCCCATTGTCTTGACTTTTCCAATTTACAACCTATACACCTTCCGCACGGCACTGTAACAGGTAAATCGCGATAGCCGTTACTGACATCAAAAACAATAGGCCAAGCGCCATTGTCGTTACGACCGGCACGGGAGCGATAACCGTTGATTGGATAATAGCATGGCACATCTTTTTCCTTTCGTTTGATTTTTATGGGGCTAAAGGCACCTTACCGAGTACCCCCCCACCTATATTATCTGTAATCCACGCTCTTTGTACGGGTGGTACTCACGTTAATATCTTGGTA